CTGAGATGCCTCTTTTTGCAGCACGGCTGCTAAATCAGGGTCTTGATTAGATAATACCATTTGTTGAGTGAGATTGCCCGTCTTCCAAGGGTTTTCAGACCCAGGAGCAACATTAGATGTTGGGCTAGGCTTTGCACCCATACCAGCAGCATTACTCGCCTTAAAGTGATGTTCCCATCCACTTCCAGGGTTCTTCAAGTTATTAACGTAGGTACCTAGATCCTGTTCAACTCCACCATTCAAAATAACAGTCCTACCATCACTACTTTTATGCAATTTATCTTGCAAAAGTGATAACGTCTGACCTGCATTAATCGCTCCAGCATTACTTAAAGCAGACATCGCAGTAGTGCGTGTTGCCTCCATTTGCTTTTGCTCTTTTGCTGTCTTTAACTCATTTTCTAATTCATTTATCCTTTTATCTTTTTCCTGGGCTGTCTGATTTGCATCCTCCCAAAGAGGCTTATACATACCCTGATCTTCTAAAGCTTTTTTACGGTCATCGTAATACTCCCCTATTTTACTCTTAGCGTTTTGGAACGCTTTCTCTTTTTCGGCTAATTGTTGCTTTAAAGCTTCAAATTCAGCTAAAGGAACAGTAGGAGTTTCAGGTGCAGCAGGTGCTTTTAAAGTTTCAGAAGTAGCCACGGGCTGTTCTTCAGAAGTCACGGACTCCTGCTGAATAACTTTTTCTTCAATCATAATTACTCAGTTACAGGTGTTGTAGGTGTCTCAACTGTCTCTTCTTTAACGACAGCTTTCTTCTTTGGTGGCTTTGGTGGGCAAGCAGGAGGATTAATTTCCTCAAACCTCATTTTTTCAATTGGCATAGTAAATAAATGCTCTTCAGTATTATTCTAATGTATTAATTAACTTCAGTCTCGGTTGCAGTAGGGAGAACTTCACCTTGTACCAAAATATCTCTAAATTCTTCTCTATCTATGACTTTTTGATCAAATAATGAGGTCAAAGCTGTTATATCTTGTCCAATTAACCTTTCAATATCAAAATCACGACTAATTTTGACTTCAGGTGGCTCAATTCCTAAATAATTAGCCGATAAGTTAAACACTTTTTGTAACTTTTGCTCTAACTCAAGAGAGACCATCGAAAGCATTGAATTTGTGTCAACACGATCTAAACGCCTTGCATCTGCTGATTCTGCTACAAATTTCTGTTGAGATAAAGTACTAATTCCTAAAGTTGCCATCTGAAGCTGCAATTCTTGTATCTCATTGGTCTGAGCTTCAAATGCACTACTTGCTGGCTCGACATAATACACCTTATTCCCAGGTTGAGTCGCCATTGCATAGTTAACACTAATACTCATGTCCTTCGTCTGATCATCCCAACCTTCTAAGACCAACATTGGTTGAGAAGCTACATGCAAACTATGAATTAAGTCAGCTTGACGCTGAAAATGTGCCAAATTTAAGTACGCAATATCTAATAATGGTGGTTTACTCGTCAAAGTATCAGTTTTACCTGAATAAACACTAACTAAAGGCACTTCACCTAGCGAAAACACACCAGAATCCACTAATTCATAGTCTTTTTCATTTTCTGGACCATCAAAATTACCTGCATAACTACTATCTTCCAAGTTAATTAGGTCTTTTTTAGGTGAAACCTTCCGATAAATACTAAATTTGCCTGGTTCTATCACCCTAACTTGATCAAATACCTGTTCACCAAATTCTCCTGACGGTACAACAGCTTTTTCAGCAATTCTTACCTGTATCAGGCTCCCATAATTAACTTCTCGGTCTAATCTCCAACCATAAATGTTCGTTGGATCAATTTCTATCCAATATGGCCTTCTGTTCTGCGCTCTTTCTTCTGCCAGACTTAATGCCCCTGTTGGTGCAGGATAATCAACCAAAACATGACTCTGACCATAGGTCAAAGAACAAATAAGTACCCTTCTTGCATATTCATCTAAATCCGATCCACATCCATCAACATCCTTAGCAAAAACATCAGTCCAATATGGATCGCCTATTAAAGTAATAGGCTTCCTCATTATTAAACCTGTTGCTGCTCTAATTAATCGCTGCGTATATGGTGAGAATACTGCTCGATTTACTCTAGATAAATAAGCTGTGTAATCCTCTCGTGGCTCAAGGGGAAGAAAAGCTTCTGAATTATCTCTTAAATATTCAGTTCCATTAGTAACGGCCTTCATAATTTCCCACCCCTTTACCATATCCATCACTGCACGGGTGCGAGTAAATGGACTATCAGAACCACCTACACTGGTAGAACTAGTTATGTTGGTACGAATTGGGCCAGGAACGGCATACGTCACGGTTAACCTCTTCCTTTATTTTGCGTTAAACCTAAACAGTAGGAGTAATAGTTCCACTTGTTTGGAAACTTACACTAACGCTTTGTAAATCACCTGTAGAAGCACCGAAATCAGCACTAGTCACAACACCAGCAAAAGTAAATTTCTTAGTGCCATCACCAAGGTATAACTCAAATTGAGCGTCAGCAGCATCTTCAGTTACTAAAGCTTCTTTAATAAACTCATCAGAAGCTCCACTGCCTTCTGCCGTGTATAAAAGCTCAACAGAACCAGAACCAGAGATCAAAGATCCGACATAACTACGAGAACCTGCACCATGAGCAGTGCAATCTAAAACATCTTTAGACACACTAAGACTCCAGCCTGTTGTAGAAGCAATAGCAGCAGTTGTACCTGCACTGTTCTTGAACTTTACGGAGCCTTCTTCGCCACGATAGAAAGCCATGATCTAGAATAATAAAAGACTATCTTCAATAGTCTAACTGGTACTGTCTACTTTTACAGTATTTTTTGTAGAAGGTTTTGATTTGTTTGCCATATACTGAGCGCATCTGGGATCCCATAATGCAGGATTTCTTTTTCCCTTCACAGCTTCCACTGCATCTAACTGTTCTGGCGTTAATTCCATTGTTTTAGTAAATCCTATACCCAGTCTGCCCTAAAGTCTCAGGTTTTGCCAAATTAAACTGTTGTAAACATAAATACCCGAAAGCATCAAAAGCATGATCAACACCAAGGTTTTTATTAGGTAGACCCGTATTCGGTGCATAAGTCAACGTCCTTAAAGACTTAATCAACTGTTTACATCTTGGGTGAATATACGTCCTCCTACTACCACTCGCATCTAATAAAGCCGTATTAACAGCAGTAATTTTATCCCTTATCTTCCACGGCGCACGTGGACTTGAAACATTAAATCCACTCCTCCTTAAAATACTATGATCAGTTGCACCAACTCCACTAGTTTTCCTCGCTCCTCCTGTTGGGTCAGGACATGCTATTACTCGTCTATCCACCCCATATCTGCGTACGACTTCTTCTGCAAAGTCCCATGTGGTTGCCCCACCTGTGAGCATGATTTCGTCAAACACATACAAGTTTTCCCCATCTTTAACAGCACATATCCCTGACATTGGATCTACGTTAAAATCAACTCCTAAAAGTATTGGCGAAACTGTTATATCCTTCGCATCTACAGAAATATTGTCATCTCCAAAACTAATAGCCACTAATCCACTTAAATTCTCGAAGCTGGCTTCAAATTCCTGCCTAAATGTTCTTTTATCTAAACCCGCCCTAGCTGCTTCAATTTCATGTTTTGGTACGTTGCCCCCCTCAATTGTTGTATAACACCATCTTTTCCAGTCATTAGTAGGATCTTCTTGGCAATAACACCACAAGTCATAAAACCAACTCGCTGTCCCGTCTGGTGTTGAAATAAACAAAGCCCATCCTTGTTTATCAGCTAAAGCAGGTCTTATTACTTCAAACCATACCTCCGCATCCATAAATGCGGCTTCATCTAAAACCACCCCTGCTAAACTTCGACCCCTCAAGGCCATCGCGTTTTCGGTCCCTTTTAATTCAATTACTGAGTCATTTATTAATTCGATCTTTAAATCTGACTCGTTTTTGGACTTGATCCATACCTGTGGTACTAAGCGTTTTAAGACCTTCCATGCTATATCTTTTGCCATCCTATATGT